GCGCTTTCAGCTCGATAGCTCCATTAATCAGCTGATCTTTCAAGGCCAAAACACTCTCGTCATTTGAGGCCGCGTCTCGGAATAAAACTCTAGTCATCACCTGACCTTGCACATCTAAGCCCATAATATACCCCCTGTCAATCATCAACTTTCGCACTGAGAGTAGATCAACAGAATTCTCAAAGAAACCGGCCTTTTTTATTTCCATACAAGCGCCCATCACGCAATCAGCATTCAACGGGCAACGGCGATAACGACGCCGCCGGGTTGACCTCACACCACACGTACCCAGTTACCCCATCGTCTGCAGTGCAGAAAAACAACCTCTCAAGCCTCTGCGGAGCATACCTCTCATCCGGAGAGCGAAACCTCATTTCTCCGGTCGGCTCCCATTTAATGATCTTAGGACTCATGATCTAGCCTCCCCACACGTTAATCATTAATTACCACAAAAAACGTCAGGCTCATAAAGCAGAAAATCACCAGCGGATTTACAATCCCGCAAGTAATCAGCAAGCCACCGCAACATGAGCACAGAATCCTCAAAATAGTAGACAGCGAGATCGCGGTTCAGCGGATGATTTTTAGGATGGATCACCTCATTTAAGGCGTCTAACATAGATTTGAACGGGCACCCATTTCTAGTCCATCGCGCCGTAGCATTCTGGACGCCAACCCACACAGGCCCCTGCCACGTAGATAATATGTATGCACCCCGATACTTTCCCACACAAACGAACATCGCTTCGCTGTTCGTGTCCTCATTAAACAACCCACCTCTCGCTGCTATGTAGCGGTTCAGCATGTCATCAATGTTATCTTCCGTCACGCGCTCCATACTAAACCCTCCACACAAAAGCAAAGCACTATTTTAAATCAATTCCAGATAGTGTAACTCACTGTTTTCACTTACACCCCGCCATCCTGGCCGCCAACCGTGCCGCCCAGTCCTTCGCCCGCACTAGATCAGCCCCCAGGGCTTTCACTGCCGCTGCATCACCCGGATAAGCGCCCACAGCCTGCCAAACCGGCTCAAGCACTTCTGGGCCCAGGCAAGGGGCAGTGACCGGAACTTGCACGATCTCCGGAGCTGGTTTTGCCGGGGTCGCGCACCCGGACATGGCCGCAGCAATCGCCAACGCGGCCAGCAGCACGGTACACTCAAAAATATTCATTTTCATTGGATCATCCCCCACACCTGGCGCGCAGCAGCCCCGCAGCTACTAGCCGGGGCGCCAACGATCTGGATCACCTTGCGCTCAGCCACAGCATGTTTTTGCTGGGCAACCGCCTGCCCAGCCGACGCCTTGGCCTGCGCTTCTTTGGCCTCCCGGCCCAACACGGCCACAGCGGCCGACTGCAAGGCCGCAGCCTTTTGCAGATCCGCATACTCGCCCCTGCACAGCGCCAGCTCAGTAGCCCGAATTTCAGCCTTTCCGCGCTCGATACCCTCATCAATCAACGCCGCCCGCCACCAGAGCACACCAGCAGCCACCGCTACCACCGCGCCGACGATCAAATACACCCGCCACGCGCCCCAAAACGCAATTACCCGATCCATAAAACCCTCCGCATGATTCTTATCGCATACAGCAAATCCGGCCCCAGAGGCAGACCCTTGCACCCTGGCCGCCGCGCCACCCAGATTCCATCCTCAAACCGCAGCCGCCACCGGTTAGGGTCTTGCTGCGCCCTTCTATCTCGTAGCCGCCGTTTCATTCAGCCACCACATAATCGCCAGACGCCCCATCCAGCCGCACCCCACTCAAGAGCTGCCGATACGCAGCCAGCGCAGCATCCGATGGTTTCCACGGCTCGATAGAGCCCACGTCGTGCTCACAGATCAGGCGCTCTACCTGCCGCCGGGTATCCAGCCCGCGCAGATAGACACGCTGGCCCGTGCGCCGGTCGCGGCCCGTGATGTATGTCCGCTTGCCCGCATCCGACCACATCAGCGCCCGGCAGGCTTTTTGCCACTGGCCAGCAGCCACATATCGCGCCGCATCGTGCTTTTCGTATGCGCCAACGCCCGCGTTTTGCGCAAAATCCACCAAGGCAGCCAACGCCCAGGGCTGCTGTCGCAAGGTCGGAGTCAAAGCCAGCACCGGCCCGGCATGATCCACCAGCTGCGCTTCCAGGCTGGCGCGGCATTCCGCCGCGCTGTAGCGCTTGCCCACCACGACGTTCCGGGTATCGCCAGTGCATTTTGTCGGGATACCCAGCGGGTCTAAATACCCGGTCTTATATGAGCCCTCCATATTGGGCGTGAGCACCAGCAGCAGGGCCGCCGCCGTGCCGCTACCCAGCAGCCCAATCAGTTTCTTATTCGCCATCGTCCCCACCTCCCCGCACCGTCAACCGGCCTTCCGCTGCGGCTTTTTCAGCCAAGCGGACCATGCGGTTTTTGGTCCACCAACTCAAAAACAAGCCCGCCAAGCCGATCAGCACACCATAGCCGCCCGCGTTTTCATTCATGGACTTCAAAGCGCAGCCCGCCCACACCGCCACAGCAGAGCCAGCGCACCAAACCACATCGGCACCCACGCGGCAAAGCACCACCCGCTCGCGCCACGCCCACGCGGCCAGCAGAGACACAATCAACACCAGCGCCGCAATTTTTCGATTCCTCATCATTCCCCCGCCAGCAGGCATAAAAAAAGCGCCACAAGGCGCTCGGTCACTCAAAAACAAGGACCAACTAAACAGCGTAGCTCACCACAATTGCTTCCACCTCCGCCGTCGTGTCCGCCCGTTTCAGGGCATCTTCGTATCCTTGACGCTGCCCCGTCAGGGACGCGATCAGCAGAGCATAGGCATCAGACCGGGCGATGATCTTATGCAATAAATCCACACGGCCCACCCCTCGCGCATCCGCGATACCGTCCACAAACGGGGTCGCCACCGCGCCATCCACCACCCAGGCGCGGGCTTCCGCTTCCTGACGCGACCAGGTTTCGACCTCACTAGACGGGGTTTGCTGCCGCGCCGACTCGGCCGCGGCCTCGTATTCGGCATTGATCACAGATAACTTGGTCGCCTTGGCCTCAGCCAGCGGCCGCTGCCGCACCCATTGACCGCCAGCCCACAAATAATCACCACCAACAGGCGGCGCCGACCACGCCACACTCGCCGCCAAAGCAGGATCTACAAGCCCGAGATAACACCCAGCAGCATCCACACCATGCACTTTATCGCCCATTACTTGACCACCTCCGGCCACTCAATCGACAACGGGAAACCTGCCCGGTTAGTCACATCACGTAGCGCCTGCCGGTATTCTTTCCACGCGGCAACCTTGGCCGCAGAAAGCGGCACATCTGCAACCTGCGTCCAATCGCAAGCGCTCAAAAGCGCATCCCGGCGAGCACGGGCCTGCGCCGCAATCTGCTCAACCGTCGGAGCTTGCGCCGCCAAACCTTCATCATCATCCAGCTTGGTTAGACCCACAGGCCAATCAGGCAAACCCAAAGCAGCGCCGCCCATGTCGTCGTGCAGCAATCCTTTTTCATCTTTCCAAACAGCCATTTAACACCCCCATCATCGAAGCTCAAGCCACGCATTAAAACCACTACTACTAGCCGTGTAATAACCGGCCCCAGGCGGAATCGGCGCGGATAACGTGCATGTGTAATTCCCAGCGGGATCATACCTAGCGGCAGCAATAGTCAAACCGCCGACGTTCAAAACAGCCCACGCGCCTTCATACGTATTTAATTCAATATTCACAAAGATAGTGCGGCCTGTCGTGTTGTAATACGTTGTGCCATTAGCACGGCTAGCGGTCATATTCTGCCAAGTTTGCCCAACCCCAAGAGACCTGGACTCCAAAACTGATCCCGTCACCATCCAGCCAGCTTCCGAAAACCGATATCTCAGCATCCTTACCTGCCGGAATCACAAAACTTGCGACCGAACTACCACCAATCCAGAGCTGCTGCCCGGATTGCGCGTATACCGTAATTGCCGTGCTCAAATGATTGATGATTCGATAACAATCCCCATTCTGCAGGCTCGCAGCACTCGGCATATACACCGACGCCACACTCGCCGCCGCCGCGACAAAAACCTTCCCGGCATCTGCAACCGCCAAAGTGCTGCCATTCGCAAACCAGACATACCCACCAAAATTACCGCCACGAATACCAGAAAACCCACTCACCTGCGCCTGCAGCTTCCCCAGCGCCGACAGCACCGTATCCGTCGCCAGAATCGTTGCACTGGACGCCGTAGACAGCCCGGACAGCGCAGCCGCCCGGACGCCAGTTGCAAAATCAGCCCACGACTTATCACCCCGGTAATACTGGCCCGCCGCGCCCGCCGCAATCACTGGCTCTTTTGCCGCCAGTGAACCCACACTTGCAAAATGGTCCGCATCGTAGCCATCCAGTTGATCCACGTTGATATCGTATTTACCTGTCGCCTTGGGGATATACTCCGACCACGTGCCCGTGCTGGCGCTGTATTGCTCCAGCCGGTTATTACGCAACATCACCATGCCATCGACCAGATCGGCATCATCCCCGGCGACATATACCGTGCGCTTTTTGAGCGCATTCCAGCGATCAACAACCGACTCGTATAAATCCGTCAGCGAAAAGTCTTTAAAGCTTATTGCCATCACACCACCCCGTCACAAGACCACCCGAAAGCATGGTCAATACGATTGCCGTTTGTATCAAAAGCCAGCACCCTGAAACTTAAAGGGTTCGGCTGCTCATCAAAGTCATACACCATGATGCATGGCGTCGTGCCCGCAGCAGATACCTTGATACTGGTCACCGCCGAGAATGCCCGGCCAAACAACACCGTCGTGCCGCCCACATCAGCCGCCAGCGCAACCCCACTACCTGCATCGGTTTGCGTCTTCTGGCTCAGTTTTAGCGTCAGGCCGCTCACCCCAATCCGGCTCAATCGATCCGCAGCAGAGATTACATAGCGCACCCGCACATAGCGGAATTCACTACCCACCATCTGGGAGCAATCTGGATAAACCACCCAATCCTCGGCTTCCGTTTTTCGGAGGGCCAACGATGGCGTAACCGTCACACTTCCTTCCGGCACGGCATAAGTCAGCGTGGCGGTGATACTGGTATTATTCATCACCATGCCCGCATCAAACACCTCTTCATAACTGGCACCCAGTTCGCCGGGCTGCAGATAGCGCGGATACCCGGCATCGATCTGGTCCTGAATACTTGACCAGCCATGACTGGCGAAGTGCGAACCCCAGGTTTGCGATGGGTCAATAGGCCCGATCAGAGCCCCATCACGCAGCAATAAATTACTGGCCAGCCCCGACAAATCAGACACAAACTGATTCATCAGCACAAAATCAGGCGGCTGGGATACCACAGCACTCACCCCAGCAGGCACCCCAACATTACCCGCAACATCGACGCCAACCACCCAATACTTGTACGTGCCACCAGATTGCTCAAAGATGGCCGAGAACAACCCTGTAGCCACCCCGACAACACCCGCATCCGCCCAGGCATCACCCTTACGCAGCTCATAGTGATCTATCGGCAAGGATGCTTTAGCGTCACCACAGCGCAACAGCACATTGTTATCAATCACTTCGACCGAGGGCGCCGCCTGGGCTGGCGGCTGGATCGTGAGATCAACACAAGCCGGATCACCAACTGCACCCAGCACGTCCACCGCCCGCACAAACCACGACCGCTTGCCAACCCAATCTATGGAGCCAGACCAGGTATTCGCGCTTAGCTTGGCCACAGAAACAGCATCCGCAATGGATGCCCCGTATAAAACCTCGTAATGATCAATCGCCACATCGCCAGCAGAGCCCACCCACGACAACAGCACCTGAACGCCAGAAACAACAGCGCTCAAACCGGACACCTTGGACTTGGCATACACCGGCACCGGCACGGTATAGCTGATCGACCGCTCAGTGATCCCCGTCGTGGCGGCTGGCTTTGGGACCACGCGCAGCGCGATCACATCGCCGCCAGTCGCCTCAAACCCGTACCCGGCGCGATAATCCACCGCAACCACCGTCTTATTCGTGCCGTTGATGGTGTAGGTCAGCTCAGCCGGGCAAGCATGGGAGATACCCCAACGCACCATCACCCGCATTCTGGCCCGACCACCCGCACCCCAATCGATCAGCGAAGCCGTGGCCTTGATGTAGTTACAATCATGCCGGTAGGCATACCCCGCGCCAGCTTTCAGCGCGGTATAGTCGCCATCGATGGCGGCCCAATACGACTGATCTTCATCCACCAGAACCAGCTTGACCGTATCATCGCCGGACGGCTGCACTGAGAACACCCGCATTTTCTGTCCGGGCTCAGTGGCCACTGGATCATAAATCCACACCCAATCCAGCGGATCATCACCAGCACCCGGCAAAATAGCCGCAGGCATCACATCCAGCACAGTCAATTGACTTGACGCACCAGCACCCGGCGCAATACGCAAGGTCGTAATCACACCATCCGGGCCACGCAAAGTCAGATAGCCGACCGTCGTTTGCAGATCCACCGCTTTATCCAGCGTGAGCACCGGCCCATCCACACCCAGCAAGCGACCAGACGCGCCCCACGCGGTCAAATCGTGAGACAGGCGCACTACATCGCCACGGCGCACCAGCAGACCTTCAATATCCGTATCAAAGCTCACCCGGCGCGTATGCAGCACCTGCGAAGCGGCCTGCAGATTCGCAAACTGCCCCGCCAGCTTTTCAGACGTACAACCAATCAAATCCACCGTCGAGCTGCTGCGCGGATTCGTCACCCCAGGCACCAGCACCTGCACCTGCGCCGCCTCGTAATCGGCGGTCTTATCGATGTAATTCACGATGATCTCTTCGGCCAGATCATCGCCAGACAACCAATCAATCTGCAGGCTGCCAGCCTTGATGTTGTCCGGCGTGAACACCGCCACGACAGGATCATCCTCTGCCGCATAGACTACGCCCAATTTGCCGTTGTTATGACGGCTCGGGCTGGCACGTCCCGCCTTGGCGATCAACGCCAGGACTTCATACACTTTGCGCGACTGATCCAGCACCCAATCAAACGTGAGCCCCTTGGCATCACACCAGGCCGCCCACTCAATAATCCCCTCAATATCAATACGGGCATCATCCTGCCCCGCACCAAAACGGCGCCGCCCCATCGCATCCCGCGCCCCGCGAGCCCACCACAAATACCACCAAGCCGGATTACTCGTGGCCTTCACCGACCACGACCCGGCTGCACTGTCATACACCGGGCACTTCGCCACGCATAACGCGCTCAAGGTATCAATCGCACCATTGAGCTGGCTTGTGGCTTTAGCCCGGATTGCCATACGCCGCTGGCCGGTATAATCGGCCGCATCCGCCTGCATACAGCGCATCTGG